GTACGGACGCCCGCACCACCGAACTTCAGCTCAAGACCTACTGCGACCTCCTGCATGCAGAGCAGCAGCTCCTGCAGCAGCGGGCGGCTGCGGCACGGGTTGAGCTGGGGCTGAACGACAACAACCAGATCGTCGAGGAGGAGGTCGATCAAGACCTTGACGTCCTCGACGAAGCAGCCTGAACGGAGCGATCCAATGATCCCGAGTGTCATCACCGACACCTCCATCACGTTCATTGCCAGGGGCCGTCCGTGGACCCTGGCAGCGGACCACACGCACTTCGAGAAGGTCAAGGAACTGTTGACCTCCGGGTCCGACGACGCTGACGCGATCGTTCGACTGTCCGACGTGCGTGTCGCAGTGGGGGAGCATTCCCAAGGCGCAGCCACCCTCACGGAGGATGGCTTGTATCTCAACGGGGAGCAGCTCTCGGATGCATGGCTCTACAAAGCCTGCGCCGAGCCCGACGCCGTGAAGGTGTTGGTGGTGGCACCGGGAGATCGGGTCCGTGTCGAAGGCGACGAAGATGCGCCTGACGGCATCTACACCGTAGGCGAGGTCGATAATACCGACGTCGACAAGCGCGTCTACGTCGAGCCGGTCGACAACGACGAGGACTACTTCGGGTTCGTCGCCAACACCTCAATCAAAGAGATCATCAAGGAGGCATCCGATGCCTGAACCGACACGTCCTCCCGAGGAATTTCGCGAGGCGCTTGATCGCTTCTTCGCTGGCGTCAAAAAGATCAGCGACGACTACATGACGGCGAATTATCCGAGCCTCACCAAACCGCCGTTCGAAATGCAGGAGCTGCAGAAGCGCTGGCGCATCGTCCGAGAGACCGGCGTCCATTGCTTCATCTGCAAGCTGACCGGCGACGTGCTCAAGGCTGAGACCTGGGCGCGGCCGGCGAAGCACGCTCGCGGCAACATCTTCGACGACAGCAACGGTCTCGCCAAGATGGGTCCGTACGGCCCAGCATACCTGAAGTGAAGGAGGTTCTTATGCCGAAGACGTTGACCGACCTGCAAGAGCGCATGATCGCCAAGGTGCTGACGCTCGACACCACAAACTACGTCTGGGTTAACAACGGCGAGGTCCACTCGCTCAACAATCTGAAGGCCAAGGGGCTCGTTGTCGGCGACGCCTACGGGAGTCTGCAGATCCGCCACCTGACCGAGCGGGTCAAGAACGTGTTCTTCCTTGAGAATGAGCCCACGTTCATGATCCAGAACTTCCACGGCGAAGGCTGGCTGATTTTCGACGCCAAGCGCTACGTCTGCAAGGTCTACAAGGAGCCGAACGCCAGGCGCGTGGTCGAGGCGCTGAAACTCCTCGCCAGGACCGAGGCTACCCAATCCCAGGCCGCATAGTTTGCATTTTCTGTTTGCTTGAATGCAAATGGCCTGCTACCTCTGACCCACCCCAATTCGGAAAGGTGATCCAATGTACGTCCCCTCCCCGCAGCAAGCGGCGGTCCAGCACGAGGCCTGGAACGGCTCCAGCTCCCTGCTCGTGATCGCGGTGGCCGGCGCCGGCAAGTCCACGACCATAGTCCATACCGTCGAGAAGATGCTCGGCAGCAGCATCATCCTGTCCTTTGGCGCCAAGATCGCCAAGGAAATGAAGGGCAAGCTGGAGAAGCTCGGCATCGACTGGAAGAAGGCAGAGTCCTCGACCTGTCACGCCATCGCTCTGCGAAACTACCGCAAGACGTTCCCGAAGGTTCGCGTCGACGACGAGAAGGTCGGCCGCATCACCGCCCAGTGGGTGGAGGACAGCAAGATCGAGCCGTCGCTCGTACCGCATGTCGCTGTCGTCTGCCAGCTAGTCGGCCTCGCCAAGCAGAGCGGCCTCGGCATCGAGGGACAGGGCCATATCGAGGACCACTCGATCTGGGAGGACATCGCCGAGCACTACGACATCTTCGATGAAGAGCCGCTGCAGAAGAAGGCGTCGGACATCATCGACCTGGCGATCGAGACGCTGAAGGAGTCGAACAAGAACCCGGAGGTCATCGACTTCAACGACATGATCTACCTGCCCCTACTCTACAAGATCAGGTTCTGGCAGTTCGACAACGTCTGGATCGACGAGGCGCAGGACACCAACACGGTGCGCCGGCTGCTGGTGCGAGCGCTGATGAAGCCCCACACCGGCCGCGTGTTCGCTGTCGGCGACCCCCACCAGGCCATCTTCGGCTTCACGGGGGCCGATAACGATAGCCTAGACATCATCAAGGCGGAGTTCGGCGCCAAGGAGATGCCACTGACGGTCACGTACCGTTGCCCGAAGAACGTGGTGAAGTTCGCCAAGACGTGGGTCAGCCACATCGAAGCGCACGAAACCGCTCCAGACGGCAAGATCAGCACCGAGACGTTCGAGAACCTGATCCAGGATCGTAGCCGGCTCAACGGCGATGCGGCAATCCTTTGCCGCAACACCCGCCCGCTGGTCACTGCCGCATTCGCGATGATCCGCGACAAGATCCCTTGCCGCATCGAAGGCCGGGACATCGGCAACGGCCTCAAGAAGCTGGCTACCCGCTGGAAGTCGATCAGCACCATCCCAGAGCTGGAGGAGAAGCTGGAGGACTGGCTGGAGAAGGAGAAGGAGCGCTGGCTGCCGAAGAAGAAGATGTCGAAGGTGCAGGAGGCCGAGGACAAGTTCGAGACCCTGAAGGTCATCATGGATGCGTGCCGTGAGGAGAAGCAGGACTCGATCTCATCCGTCACCGCCTACATCGACAACATCTTCGCAGATGACGTGAAGGGTATCCTGACCCTCTGCACCATCCACCGGTCGAAGGGCCGCGAGTGGAAGCGCGTCTACTGGCTCGACCGGCTGAACACCTGCCCGTCGAAGTACGCCACCATGCCCTGGGAGAAGGAGCAGGAGTTCAATCTGCAATACGTGGCGGCCACCCGCGCCATGGAGGAGTTGATCGATCTCTATCCGCCGTTGCCGAAGGTGAAGATGCCGCCGGCTAACGACAACCAGAAGGCCGTTGCAGCCAACGACAACAAGAAGGGGCAGCTCGCACTGCCCGGCGTTGCGTGAAGCTGCACTATCCGCGAGGCAAGCCGCCAGAGGGGGAAGACGTCCTCTGGCGGTGCGACGCCAAGAGCTACTCCTACATCATCGACGCCGATCGCGATGAGTACGGCGTCACCGACCCTCGTCTTGAGATGTGGTGGTGGGAGATCGAGCGCCGGACGCCCAAGGGCGCATGGCTGTGTACCGGTGAGTTTCAGCTGCTCACCGCATTCAAGAAGAAGTACTCGGAGTCTGAGGCAGGCGCCATCCGGGACTTCAAAGCCCGCAAGACCAAGCAAATCGAAATCCTCTGCCGGCAGCTACGGGCTGCCGAACGGGAGCTTGCTCTGACCAAACCCCGTGAACTGATGTTGATCGCATGAAGGAGAGACCCGTGAACGGCTTCGTTCTATACAAAGGCCCGTCCGTGATCGACGGCAAGCCCATTATATGCATCGCCACCGGACTCGAGGACGGTGGCTCCAATTCCAAGACTGGACCGATGGTCCAGATCTACATCCTTCCCGATGGGATCAACCCGATGAAGGCGGTGCAGACCGGTGCCGACTTCTCGATCTGCGGCAACTGCCGTCACCGCGGCAAGGTCGTCCGGGACCATAAGACGGGCCTACTGACCAATGTCGGCCGGTCCTGCTACGTCACCCTGATGCGCGGTCCTCGCGTGGTCTGGGACGCCTACTCCCGCGGCAAGTATCCGGAGATGCCGCTCGCCAAGGCCCGCAAGCTTCTCGCCCGCAAGGTCGTCCGCGTCGGCGCCTATGGTGATCCCGGAGCTGTGCCGGTCAAGGTCTGGAAGACCGCGCTAAGCCAGGTCGCTGACCTCACCGGTTACACCCACATGTGGCGCGAGATCCCCGAGCTGGCGGAGTTCTGCATGGCCTCCTGCGACAGCGAGGTCGACCGCATGCTCGCCAAGGCTCTCGGCTTTCGAACCTACCGTGTCCGCGGCAAGGAAGACCCGAAGCTCCCGGGCGAGGGTCACTGCCCCGCCTCTGCGGAGATGGGCAAGGCGGTGCAGTGCGCAGCCTGCATGCTGTGCGGCGGTAACCGGACCAAGGCAAACGCCGACATCACCATCGCTGTTCACGGCGCCGGCAAGAACAACTTCGCCAAGGCGTTGGAAGCGGCCTGATGCCGATCACCATCGTGCATGACGGCAGCAGCTTTCCCGAACCAGCGGAGAACTGCTGCTTCTGCTTCGGCCTCACCCGGCACTGGCACAGAAGATCCGACGTTGCGGTCTGCGAGCAGTGCGCTCCCGTCCGCAAGGTCAAGGAAATTCCCAAGAAGAAGGACTGGTGCGCAGAAGTGCGCGCCAGGATGCCCCGCCGCTTCGGCGAGGTCGACATGGCATACGTCAAGAGGATAACCGCAACATGAAAGTACAAGATGCTGAGCGCCAAATTGCTCAGAAGATAATCGAGGACGGCATCGCCGCTGGCTACACCATCGACGTGTACGATGGCGGGGCGACCGTCCTCAAACGCAGCATCGATCCGGAGGCGATCGTCGGTGCGATGTTCTCGACCGATAGCGACCTGCTGGTCTTCCATGAGGGAGACCGTCGCATGGGAACGGTCTGGTTCGTCTACGGCAACTCCGGGTGGGATGTGGTCGCCGACTACAGCATCAGCCTGGAGCACATCATGGCGAACGCTGACAAACTCTCCGATGAGCTGGAGGGCAAGGTCGATGCCTGAGCGGCTGAAGGAATGGCGAGGCTTTACGCCGGGCCAGAAGGTCAAGACCCTCACCGAGGCGAAGGGGGCAGACCACGAAGACGTCGAGCACACGATGCCGCCTGGCACCGAGGCCTTCGTCGACAGCATCGAGCGGTACGACAACGACCAGGGTGTCGTGGTGACCGTGGTGATCTGGGTGGACAGCAGTCAGGGGTGTGCAATCGTCAATGCCTTCGACGAGCTGGACGGCCCGATTGAGCAATTTGTGGAGGCCGTGTAAAAGAGGAGACATGAAGCAAAGGAAGCAACCGAAGGCTGAGCCGATGGTGATTGTCGTGGCGTTCATGCGCCAGGGCAAGCCGCCGAAGTGGCAGGCCGTCAGCGAACCGATCACACGAGCGTCTGCCGTGCTTGTCGTTCGCGATCAGTGGCAACTGGGCAATCCCGCCCGAATCACACCAGCTCCTGCAAGTGAAGCTTAATGCAAATGGCAGGGGTCACCCATGCCCTTGCTGTTTAGCACCTCAAGCATATGTGACTTCTCTTCTGTACCGGTTACGCTAACCGGCACAGTCACTGCGCAAATGCAGTTGTTTTTGTGCAAGAGAAGAACGTTATGCCAGGCAGCCGAAATGCGTCGGCGAAATTCCTGACGGGTGAAGAGGTTCGTGCCTGGAGGATCTCCAGGGACTTGACTCATGCCGAGCTGGGCGACTGGCTCGGCCTCACCCCTCAAGCTGTTTCCAAGTACGAGGAGCGCGGTGCCACCAAGGCGACCGCCCTGGCTCTGTCTGCGATCGACCGCGGGCTGAAGCCATGGCGAGCGACCAAGGAAGACTTCAAGGCTGTCGAACAGCATGTTCGAATGAGGGCCCTGAGGAAAGGCGCGCCGAATGGCAAAAAGGCAAACTAGGACTGAAGAGCCGGCTGTGCGACCGCAGCCGATCAACGCTCGATTCCAAAGCCGTCTCCATCCGATGTTGGAGGAGATCTGTCAGCAGATGCTGATCATCAGGCCGGCGATGGATAAGGTCGCAATCCCGCTCAGGGAGTTCATCGACTTCCTCGATTTCGAGATCGAGAAGGTCACGCTGTCCCTCAACCAGGAGAAATGGGAGAGCATCGTGAACGTTCAGAAGGTCGCCACCGACGAGGCCTGGCTCAAGCGACTGACGGACCTGAGGCGAGATCTCGACATCTACGAGTTGACGGCTTCGGTGCAGCGCATCGAGCAGCTGGTCGGCGATGTTGAGAACACGTTCGAGGTTGAGAACGGCGGGGGCTGAGCCCCTGCCGCTATCATATGGCCTTGAACAGGCCGACGAGTATCGCGAGATCCTTGACGTCGTCGAACTCGATCCGCTCTTCTTCCTGGCTGCCCATCTGCTTCAGTAGCCGCAGACCACCTTCATCGATACCGCAGAGCAGTCGCACCCGCGTGCGGTCGTTCTTGTCGGTCACGACGACCATGTCGTTCCGCACAGGATCACGACGCTTGGTCGCAAACATGAGCGTGCCCGACTTGAGCCACGGCTCGAAGGTATCGTCCGGCATGTAGAATGCGAACGCCGACTCGTCGTCAGCCAGCTGGGGCGGCGCCGGCACGAACGCCTCGCGTCGTGCTGATGACGCAGCCTGCAGCGAGGCAGGTAGAGACGAGACGTGCTTCAGCTCGACCGTCGTGGCCCGCATACGGCCGTTACGGTCCCGCCGGGCACTGCCGTCACCATTCTCTTCGACTTCACCCTCTGCCAGCGGCTCCATCTTCGGAGCGCCGAGAGCCTCAGTCACCTTGCGTGGGATCGGATACCCGGAGGCATCCGCAATCTTCTGCAGAGTTTTGAGGGTCGGGATAAAGGGATGTTCCGGATCGTTGATGAGGCGTAGGATTGTCGACGGTGCGAGCTTTGCTTCTCGCGCGAGCCGAGTCCCATCCCACTTCTTCCGGTCGAGGATGTGATCGATCCACTCGATCACAATCTTCTTCGGGGATTTCATTTCTAATACCGCTTCAGACACTTGGCGGTCCTCCAATAGCATAAATGCGCAGTGCAAACTGGTAACAATGAAAAGTCAGCGCTGACTAACATCAGCGGCAGCACGGGCTCTAAGCAAACTCAAAATGCAACTTGTCAACATTGTTCCGCGTTCCTCCGTTTGCACGGATGCTAACGCGACTCAGTAAGGCTGGTTTCGCTTGATTGCAAACGATTTTTTGTTCCGGGTCTGTTCGAAGACCCGAAAATAGCGCGAAGCAAGCGAAACAACAGATGAAGGTTGAGGTTCCGTTAAAACACCGGAACCCCGGCAGCTTTCCAAAGCGCCATCAGTTGCTTGAATTGCTCCGTTTTGATTCCGGCGTGGCAAACCGCCGTGGCGTCCGCAACATGCTCATTGTCTTCGTGCAAATCCCCGGCGCTCCGCCGCTTCTCGCCGCGGTAGATCACGTCTTCGTGATATCTGAGCCAGTCGATCTGTGGATAACGGGCGCCGGCCCAGGCGATGATCTCGGGCTTCTCCGCCTTTGGGTTCCCGATCGCGGCTTTGGTCTCGGCCGGCATCACCTGGATGATAGGGATCGGGCATGAAGCCAGGACGCCCAGCGCGACGCCGAAGCCCAGTGCAGCGCGCTGCCCCTGCGTTCCGGTAGGGATTTCACCGAAGGCGACAACGCACCCGGCGATAGCCTCGTGGAAGCCGTCGTGCAGCTCCTTGGCGCGGCGCAGATCGTCGCTGTTCTTCCGGACGACCTTGCGGGCCTTCTTGTCGATGGGGCGCGTCACGAGCGTCCGCACGGCCTCCAAGGACAGCTCCAGGCTGTCGAGGTCGAGACGCATTCTGGCGATGCCGAAGTTGGCGAAGGCCGGGTCGAGACCGGCCACGAGGATGGAACCCATTTTTGGTGTGACTCGAGTTGTGCAGCCACGACATTTCGTGGCTTGCATTTGCATTTGCTTTCCTGCAAATACACGAACCCGCCACGCGGGTCAAATCCAAGGGAACTACGAGATGAGCTTCGACGCACAAGCCTGGGCGAGAAAGATCAAGACTGGCAGCACGCTCCGCAAGGCAGTGCTGATGTCGATCGCCAACCGGGCCAACGATGCTGATGGCGCATGCTGGCCATCGCAGCAGCGGATCGCCGACGAGGTCGAGGCGTGCCCGCGCTCCGTCCGATACGCACTGGCCGATCTGGAAGAGATGGGCCTGATCCGCCGCCAGAAGCGCCGCGACACCACCGACCTGATCTTCCTGAACATGGAAGACCCCGGCGACGTCGTGCCGCCGAAGGCCCGCGCGAAGGGCAAGGCCGCCAACGACAACCAGCGGCAAGACGTGCCGCGGCAAGAGATGCCGGAGGGTGCGGCACAGGATGCCGGTGACCAGCGGCAAGAGATGCCGGGGGGTGAGGCAACTGGTGCCGGTGACCAGCGGCAAGACGTGCCGCCTAACCTATCAGATGAACCCACACTGAACCCATCAAGAGAACCCAAAGCTAACCGGAAGCGGAAGACCGCTCCGTGGCCTGAGGACTACCGGAAGCAGTTCTGGGATCTCTACCCGAAGAAACGAGGCGACAGCAAAAAGGCTGCGCTGACCAAGCTGGACAAGGTCCACGACGACGATGAGGTCGAGTTCATCGACCTGATGGCCGGTCTCCGCTTCTACGCCGACCGCATGAATGCTGCGGTCAAGGAGGACGCGAAGAACGAGAAGTACATCGCGGCCGGCGCCGTCTGGGTCAATCAGGAGCGTTGGGAAACCGAGCGTGCTCCGGAGCGCACGAGACCGGGTCGCCCCGGGATGGCGATCTGATGGCCAGCGTCGACGTTGAGAAAGTCCTCAGCAAGGCCGGCATCAAGCTGAAGTCCATCAAGATGGGCACGTCGTACGCGATCTGCCCGAACTGCTCTCACAAGCGGAAGGGCGCCCACAAGAAACTCAAATGCCTGAGCGTCAAGATCGACGCCTCAGGTGTCGTCTGGAACTGCCACCACTGCACCTGGAGTGAATACGAGAATGCTAAGCGAGAAGCACGCAAGGGGGATCGAGGACCGCGGCCTCAGCGTGGAAATGTCGGCGGATATGGGGATGTACAGCGGGCGTCTCTCGCGAGATTCGCAGGACAACCTCGTCGTTCTGCCGGATGAACGCGGCAACGTCCTGTGCTTCCCCTACTTCGAGCACGGCGTTGAAGTGAACGCCAAGTACCGGTGGGCGCAGGATGGCGAGCGCCGGTTCATGCAGAAGAAGGGCGCCGTGAAGACGGTCTACAACGCCGACGTCCTCTTCAACGAGGACACGATGGCGCGTCTGGAAGCCGGCACGGATTCCCTGATCTGGACCGAGGGCGAGTTCGACGTCCAGGCCGGCAAGGAGTCCGGCTATGAGACGATCATCTCGGTCCCGGATGGAGCGCCGCCTGCCCGCGACAAGCACGGCAACCTCATCCCCGTGCGGGATGACGCCAAGGACATCGACCCCGAGGACGACGACAAGTTCTCGTTCATGGTTCGGCTCCTGCAGCCGATCATGGCGGTGAAGTACCACATCATCGCGACTGATGGCGACGAGCCCGGTCGCCGGCTGGCGAAGGAGTTGGTCAGACGCATCGGCCCCGCGAAATGCTTCTGGATCCAGTATCCGGAAGACGAGGTGGTTCCCGACAAGAAGACCGGCGAGCTGAGACGCTGCAAGGATCTGAACGAGGTCAAGAAGTACCTGGGTGCGGAGAAGGTCCGCGAGGTCATCGAGAATGCCAAGGAGTGGCCCGTCAAGGGCCTCTTCAAGCTGTCAGACTATCCGGAGATCGCGATCCCCGAGATGGTCGAGGCTGGCATCTCGAAGGAGCTGGACGAGAAGATGAAGTTCTACCAGGGACAGTTCATCGTCTGCACCGGCATCCCCAACGTCGGCAAGTCGACCTTCATGAACCAGGTCGCCGTCAAGCTGGCGATGAGACACAAGTGGCCGATCGCGATGTTCTCAGGCGAGAAGTCGGTGAAGCCGTTCCTGGCCTATGAGCTGATGACCGCGTTCCTGGAGAAGGAGCGCGCTGCGTGGACGCCTGAAGACCGGAAGAGAGCCGAGGCATTCGTCGAGCGCTACTTCTACTTCATCGACTACGACGACGATAACGACGACATCGAGGTCGACCTGGACTTCGTGCTCGACCGGGCTGCAGCAGCTGTCTTCCGCTACGGCGTAAAGATGCTGATGATCGACCCGTGGAACGAGCTGGAGCACAACCGGCCCAACGCCATGTCGCTGACTGAGTATGTCGGCAAGGCGATCAAGAAGATGAAGCGGTTCGGCAACCGGTTCGGTTGCGCGACCTGCGTTGTAGCGCACCCGACCAAGCTGGAGGGCAAGATGATCCCGGGGCTCTACAACATCTCGGACTCGGCACACTGGGCGAACAAGCCGGACCTCGGCGTGGTCGTGCATGCATGCCGACCGGACGAGGCGCCGAACGAACGAACCATCTTCATCCCGAAGGTGCGCCTCAAGCGCATCGCCGGCAACACGGGCTCGGTCGACGTCGGCTTCAACGAGAAGACCGGCCTCTTCACCAAGCTAGATTTTTGATTTCCCGCTTGCATGAATGCAAACGGGATGGTAATGCAAACGGAGAAAAGGAGACGACATGTCAGTTAACAAAGCGATCATCATGGGCCGCCTCGGCAAGGATCCCGAGATCCGCGCTGTCGGCAATGCCGACGTCGCGAACCTGTCGGTTGCTACCAGCGAGCGCTGGAAGAGCAAGCAGACGGGCGAGTGGGAAGAGAAGACCGAGTGGCACCGCGTCAACGTGTGGGGCGAGAAGGGCAAGGGCACCCTCAAGTTCATCGAGGACAATCTCCGCAAGGGCGATCAGGTCTACCTCGAAGGCTCGATCGAGACCCGCAAGTGGAAGGACCAGCAGGACGTCGAGAAGTTCTCGACCGAGATCAAGGTCGGCGCCTTCAACGGCACCGTGCAGAAGATCTGGGAGAAGAACGACAACGAGCGCAGCGGCAACGGTCGTGATGACCGCGGTGGTCGCGATGATCGTGACGACCGTGGCAGCCGCTCGTCGAGCCGTGATCGTGACGATCGTGGCGGTCGCGATGACCGTGATGATCGCGGTGGCAACAGCCGTGGCTCGTCGAGCCGCAACGATCGCGACGACCGTGGCAGCAGCCGCAACGATGACCGCGGCGGCAGCAACAACCGCGGCGGCGGTGGTCGCAATGACATGGATGATGACATCCCATTTTAGAGTCGAGTCATGAATGACAACGACGGAGAGATCTGGAGGCCGAGCCTTCGGCTTCCAGAATATCTCGTGTCGTCGCTCGGAAGGGTGATGCGGTTGCCATACGTGGCGACCATGCCGAACGGGGGGACTCGCTTCTACGGAGGCGAGCCAACGCTCGGTGTGTGGGATCCGGAGAAGGAGAAGTTCATCCTCCAGTACAAGGGCAAAACCCATCGGGTTCACGTCCTGGTCTGTGAGGCCTTCCACGGTCCCAAGCCTTTCCCTGAAGCTGTTGTGTTGCACATGGATGAGGTCGGCTCGAACAACAAGTCGAGCAACCTCGAATGGGGCACTCAAAAGCAGAACATGAACTTCCCTGGCTACAAGCAGCTCCGGTCGGAGCTGAGCTTGGCACTGTGGGAGGATCGTCGAGCGGCGGCTTAACGACAGCAACTGAGCTTCCCCGTTGAGCGGGGAATATCGAGGGGCGCCCTGATCTGGTTGTGCGTGCCAGGGCGCCCCTTTTCGCATCACAGACATTTGCTTGAATGCAAACCGAGGGCTTATGAGACATCAGTTCACCACCGTGCTCCCTTTCCTGGCCGACGAACTGGCCGCGAAGGCTGGCATCGAGATCATCCCCTGCACCTGCCCGGCCGGCGGCCCCTGCCTCGGTCTCGAGGATGAGCCTGTTGCCACCATCCTGATCTTCACCGCCGACAGCGATGAAGATGACAACGAGGGCGGCCCATCTGGCCTGCTCGACGATCCCGAGGATCTTGATGACGACCTCGACAACGACGAGGACGACAACTTCGAGTTCGAGCTGACGCCGGAAGGCATGGCCGAGATCGAACGCGAGCAGGACCGTCAGGACGTCTCGCACCTCGGCAAGATCGTGGACAACATGGTCTACGTCGTCGGGATGTACTCGGCCCTCGTCCAGAACAAGGTGGGGGCGTGATGTCGTCGTCCGAGACCACCATCCTCGACATCTCCCCGGGCGCTCTGTCCGACTATTACGACTGGCTCAAGCAGGCGGCTGCCGGCGACGTGCTGGTCTACTGGACCGGTCACCTTCAGCGTGATCGCCAGAAGGAGATCCCGGAGCACGATGTCCTGCGCGCCATCGAGCGCATGAACATCGCCCAGCTCAACGTGATCGCTGACCGCATCCGCAAGGACGCGGACGAAGGCCAGATCCTGCTCACGCAGAAGCGCCTCGGCTATGGCGAGTACGAGTACCGGGCAACGCGCCGCCGTCAGATGTACGGCAACGCAGCGGTGGCGAATGACCAGCTCGTCCCCGCTTGAGGCTCGCACCCAGGCGCTCAGCTGGCTCTCCCATGGCGGAGAGCTGGCGTTCGCTCTGAAGGGTGAACGGGCAAAGCACAGCGACGTCATCTGGCAGCTTCTCGTCGAGTCCGTCGAGGTCATCGACAAGACACCTGACCAGGAGCGGCGCTGGCTCACGTCCGGCTCCCGCTCAGGCGGCTGGAACATGATCGGCATGTCGCGGGCCGAACTGATCGAGATCGAACGCCTTCGTCTCTTCAGCTCGATGAAGCCCTTCGACGGCAGCACGAAGACCGCTCCCCAGCGGAACGACGTGGATCGTGCTCTCGGCGTCCTGGAGTGGATGCGCTGGTGCAACGTCGCTCGCCTCCCCGAGCGTCTCACCAAGGCGGCCATCGCCCTCGCCCGCGGCGGAGATCAGGAGCTGGTCCACCGGCTTTACTGCCCGACCCGCAAACCCAATCGGCAGAACACCGCCGAGATCAAGACGAGGACGGTCGGGTTCATCCTGACCGGCTTGAAGAAAGACATCGGCATCGTGCCGGCAGACGGCATCAGCTTCAAGGATATGCTCTCGTGAGACCTGCCTGGAATGACATCAAGCGGATCGACGACGCCGCGCAAAACGTCGCCAAGTTCGTGTTCGACAACGGCACCGCGGTCGCGGAGTCGGTGCTCTACAAGTACCCGGACTACGCCACCCGCACCGTGATCTGCTGCTCCACGCAGTCGGGCTGCCCCGTTGGCTGCCGCTTCTGCGGCGCTGGGGACAACTTCGTCCGGTCGCTGACCGCCGACGAGATCGTCGCC